TTCTAACGATCCAGTTTACATTGGCAGCGCCAACTGTATTGTTTGATGGATCTCTAGATAAACCTAGAATCTGCAAAGTAGCAGATGAGCCACTCGCTAGGGTTGAATCATTTAATTCAACCTTAGACACGAAGTCTGGCGAACTTCCAGCTGTGTACTCGATATCTGCAACGTTGAAGATATCTGTATTAGCAGAAGCGCCTGTGTTGTTTGTTTGTATTTCAAACCTCTGATACGGATCATCAGAAACGAAACCAACAATATCAGTCGCTGTGTTGGATGCGTTCAAATGATTCGCAAAAGTAGGCTTGCTAGTCGTTGCGTCGGTAAAAAAGATACCACCTAAGGAACCTAGTATTGCCCCTCCTGCGCCTGCAACTTCAATTGTTCCGTCAGATTTCATTTTGACAGGATCATTGAAGAATATAGCAGTTGCCGAAGCAGCTATGTCATACTCGGATAAACCTTGGTTGTCTCTATTTTGACCCACTTTGCCAATTGGTTTTAAACCAAAGGCTGCGTCTTGATTAGTCGCCATAGTTTAGTCCTCCTTAAGAACTTGTTAAGTTTATCCGGCGGACTTTGAATTGTTAAAAAATTAACTTTTCTTTGTACCACCGAAGGTTGTTCGAGATTGTCTATCAATATTGATAGGCATACTCTTATGCTGTTCCCTCATCAGATCGTTATCTACCGCTTGAACTTTATCTTCATGCATTTTCTGATAATACTCAGTCCTGCTTTTTGCGATCTTTTCAGGCACCCTTGCCAGCACAAGGCCACCAACTCCGATTACTCCCTTGTATTTACCGTCTTCTACAACTGGGTAGTCTGAATCTGGAAACTCGTCAGCTCTTACTAACTCGTATCCTGATCTTAGTCTTCCTGCGATATTTTTAGTATCTTGGAAACCTAAGCTTTCAGCTCTTAACCACCTGTGTTGAAAACCGTCTTTTGCAGGGGGTGCATCTAAAGATGATGGTGG